CTCATTATCAGCGAGTTATCCAAATATTTGCAGCGTTATTTTGCTCATAATCAAGAGTTTAACTTTTGGTAACTTGGATATTGTAATATCAAAAACGCCGACTTTCACAAGCCGGCGTACATAAGAGCAATGAAAACTGCAATTATTAATAAATAATAAGACAGTCTTCGATGCAAAGATAGAGGTTTATAGCGATCATAAAAAGTCTTTTAGTAATTCTTCGTCACTAATAAAATCATAGTCAAATGGATAAAATGTATTAGCAAGTGCATCCATATAGTCTGGCGAACGTTTGATACGTTTCTTGATTTCTTCTTTCGGTTCAATTATAATCCGTCCATCGCTTTGGAACTTCCAGTGTGTTTCGGTTGCTTCCTCCATGAGTTTGTCACAAGGGGGAATAGCCGCCCCAAAACCGTTCTTAGGGTTAAGCCAATCACGTAAAGACCAATAGCAGTAAGCTCGCATATTGGCAAATTCATATTGTCCGGTAAGGTCATGCAAGCCTTTTGCACTCTCGGAATACTTGCAAGAATAAACATTCCTATATCCGAGTTCTTCCAGTCGAGAATATACTCCAGCTCCTTCTCCTATTGTATCGATGTACGCTTTGGATTTTTTGTCAGAAAGATATATGATGTGCATTCCTGCGACATGCATGTGATCCGCTTTTCCAGCAGATTGGTGAACTTCAAATTTAGGGACATAGTTTCCGTATCGAGGGCAAAGTACACTTTCATCTCGACCCATACCAGCAACATCAGAACCAATCTTACATGATTTAGACGGTGTAAAACCTTCTTCTTGTAATCGATTCCAATTATCATTTGCAATCTCTATCCATTCATACGGAATAAGTACATCTTCGGAGACTTTTGGAAACATACCAAGTACCTTGACACGAAAAAGGTCATTAGGTCGGTATAGACCATCTTCCCACTTAAAATCACCTTCTCCTTCATTAAAATCTGCCTTCTGAATGGGAGAACACCAATTTATCACTTTATCTTTTACCCATTCATAATCTACTTGACCGGGAATGACTAATTTCCTTTTGACTACATTCTCTGCATTGAGTGAGTTTAACCGGAACTTCGCAAATCGATTGGATTTCATGGCTCGTGCGGCATAACCCGTAGTTATGTTGGGATTAAACACGATGAGTAAACGGGAATTTCCCTGTAAGTTACCTTCAATAGCATTGTATATGGTTTCTGATATACCAGAGGCTTCTGTAACGACGAACATTGTATTCACAGCGTGGAACCCAGACCAAACTTCAGTAGCATTATCATCTGCTTTGAACCCCGTTAAAAACCATTCTTCATAATTTGTCCTTATATCGTCTGATACTAATCTTCCCGGGCAACAAAATGGGAACTTTGCCCTTGCTGAACGTACAAGCCTCCTAATTTCTGGTGTCATGATGTTTTTTACTTGTCTTCCAGATGGGGCGGTTAATGCGACCTTTGTATTCTCAGACAAAACGCCATTCATGTCAAAACGAGGGGTAAGATACATAAAGCATAATGCAGCACAAGCAGCGACAAAATCTTTCCCTCTTGCCGTACCTGATGCCACAGCGGTCATAGGATTATGCTGTACGGACTCAATGATAGCTTGTTGCTCTCTGTCAAGATTTGCGCAAAGCGCGTCACGTATAAACCTGTTCCAATCTTTAGACCAATAATGTATTGCTTCATTTATTATTTTCTTCTTTTCCTCGCTTGTTGTCATTCTTATATGAACCTGTAAGAGATTTCAAAGCATCTACCCATTCGTCATTGTTTACGTTTACATCTTGCTTGTCTCTCCATATATCAGGCTTTCTATTTTTAAGCCAAAATATTTGAGCAGTAGTATCTCCTGCAACGTGTTTCTTTGTTTTTTTGACAACAGTAGTTTGCGCTGATCCATCTTCAGCAACCCTGACTTCTGTAACTGTTTCTTCGTAATCATATCCGATGGCTCGTTTATACAATGCACTTTCTACCTTTAAGTCAGCTTCTTGCCGGCTCTCCTTAAGTAGATCGCGTACTTCTGGGTATTGGGAAAGGATTCTTTTATAAGTAGTAAGCCCAATACCCAATCGTTTACAAATCCCTTTATTATCTGCACCGTTTCGACAGTCAGATTTTATAATCTCTTCCTTGCCTTTGATGTATTTGTCATACAATGACAACTTATCTCTTGGCCTACCTCTTCTCAACATACTATTCCTCCTTTTCTTCCAAATCCTTAAGATATGTTTCACAAATATCTACCATTCGTGCAAATGCGACTGTATTGCTCTTAATATTATATTTCTTCTTCACTTCGGTAGCCACTTTAATAAAAGCTTCATAAGAGCCAACGACGATAGAACAATCTTCTGATAATTTCTGTTTTTCTAGTTCTGCAAGCACATTTTTGACATTATTGCTCCTACTTTCAGTAAACAAGAATTTCATTTCAGTAAGTTCAATATCCCCATCGTTAATAGATACAGTCGGTATTTTATCTGTATCCATGAACTTTATACCGTTTAACCCTGAATATTCTCGTGATTCTATGCTACGCATTTCCGAATATATTTCTTTGAGCATTTGCATGTCATCCTTACCTACCGAAGCATTATGTGATAATGTATAAGCAATCTGTTTGTCTTTATCCACCTCGTCAATATAGAGGATAAGGATATATTCAAGTTTCGCTTTGATACTCGCTTTTAACCGATGATTCCCAGATAAAATAAGATATTTACCGTCATTCCGTTTCATTGCGAACGGTAATTGAGAAAGAAAGCCATCTTCTGCTACATTAGTAGTCAATCGGTCAAGCGTCTGCTTTTCCATATAATGGGCGTTTTTTTCCAATGGGATACAATCTTTGGTTGGACTGACGTATGCCAGTTGATATGGAGCAATCAAATTGTTTACTTCATCTAATTTCTCCTGAATGATATGCACGTCTTTTACTTCTTGTACTTTCTTATCCATAGCGCATATAGTTCGTTTAATGATTTCTCTGTAAAGATGGAAGAATATATCAATTTACCTTCATCTCTCCGCTCAAGGTTGAACACCCCCCTGTATTTCATCGATACCGGACTGGTGGTATATACAGTAGTCTTCACTCCATCATAATAATTATACATCTTCCGTGCTATCAACCTCCGGACATCGTGGGATTTCACCAGCATGATAAGCAATTTGCTCAAACGCTGGGTCTCAGAATTAACCACAAAATCGCTTTGCATAAATATCTGCGACAATGTGGATAACTGCTTGCTGAATGATGTAAACCCAAAAGCCATGCCGTCTGCCATGAACACAAGACCAAAATCTCCGCCTGTTGTGTAATTGACCTTGTTTGCCATGTAGAATGCCTTATAATAATTCACGTCATTAACGGCACATTGGCGAATCGTAATTACTGTGTCGGTTGTAAATTGATAATCTACCGGAAGTATATGGATATGGGAAGGCTTTACGCATTTATCTCGCTCAATGTAATAATGGTTATTCGTTTGTAGGCTTGAATAAGCAAATAGAGGATTTTTATTTGAACCAAGCCTTATTTTCCCGACCAAGTACCCTTCCAATATATTAAAGTATCTGTCTGAATAAATGATATTTTCATCGTTATCTAACAGTTCCTTAAAAACAGCTCCTCCTTCTTTGGGGTCGAATATATTATAGGAGGCATGTTCATATTTAAAACTTTCTTCGACATAACTAAATAATTTTTCATATCCCCCTTTGTAAGTCGGTGGAAAACTAATTCCCACACCTTTACCTCTTTTCATTTTTAGGAAGTCCAAAAAATCACCGTAGTAAAAACTTTGAATGGAAAAATCTAACGCACCTTTCTCTAGCTTCTTGATAGTATTATCATAATAAATCTTAGATTGTTCAATGAATGCGTTGAACATTTCTTCTTGATAATCATTCTTACGTTGATGGAATTGCGCTACTTTTAAAGCGAACATAACCTGAACGAGTTTTTTGTATTTGGTTTCTTCCCATGTATCAAAAACGTTTTTTAGTTCAGGATTAATACACTCTACTTCTGTGCTAGTATCAAGCAGTAAATCCGCTATCAATTTAGAGTATAGGCTTACATCGTTTGAATGTACAGTATAACCCATAGCTGACATGATTTTATCGGTGGTGTAGTTTCCTGAACATCCGATAAAAACATCTTTCCCTTTTACTCCTCTCATCAAATCTTGAAGGAGCAATTTAACTTCTGGTGGTGTCGTTCCTGTAAACATTTACTGAGTTGTATATAACTTCATATACATTTTGTGTTAAATCTGCCGAGCGTATTCCCGGCAGACTTAAACACAAATTCAATCATTCTTCAAGCTACTTACAAGAACACTTATGCAATTCTTCGGCTTCTTTCAGTCGTGTCAGATAGTAATTTCTATCACCCCGTAAACTGCACAAGCTTTAATGTTCTTGCTTTTGCTTATCGCTACTATAAGGGTTGTGGCGGTAGCAGGACTCGAACCTGCACCTTCTACCCAAGAAGTCTTACCGGAATGAAGTTATCTCAATTAAGGGCAATCCTATTTAACCGGTTTATAAAGCGTCTACCAATTCCGCCATACCACCAAATTTGCTTGTCTTTCCAAGCTGTCAGATTGACCGCGTACCAGCGGAACGCATGGAATCTAACCACGCACATTTACCATAATCTCAATCACCGAGCCGACTTGAACGGCATTCGAGCGGAAACAGGGAATCGAACCCCACTCTTTGGCTGGAATGCCAACGCTCTGCCGATGAGCTATTTCCGCAATATGGGCAGCCTGCAAACCGTTTATCAGAATTTTCACTGCCCTTCCTTGTACTTTGGTCGTTATTTCTTATCTCTGAGGTTGAAGTGGGATTCAAACCCACGAATAACGGTTTTGCAGACCGTTGCGTTAATCACTTCGCCATTCAACCAAACCAATGCTGTCAAACCACCGCTTGCTTGGCAAATCTGACAGCATCCCATCAAACGCTATTGATGGTTGGCATTATTTTCAAAACAAACTCGCTTGTTCATAATTGGGCTCTTTCTTCTCAACAACTCCAAATTCTGTGATTTCAATACCAGTATTTTCTGTGATCCATTTTGCCAAAATATGGCGATGGCAGAAATCACCCGGTTTTTCGTAGCAACAAAGAGCAACGTCTTTTCCTCCGCTTAACATTTCAATTTGTTTCACGACTTGGTTCGCATCTTGGCTTGCCAATATTCTGTCGTAAAGTTTTAGGTATTCATCGTGGGAACAAGGTCCACTTACCATATAGCGGGTGGGACAAACATTCAACATTTGCGGAACGTCAACCATAAATCTAGGTTTACCAATGGCTACGCAAATAATTTTAATTCCAGCTTCTTTCAATTTTCGGCTATTCCCGAAATACGATGTAAAAATCTTCATTTTTTTGTTCTTTTTACGGTGTAAATATATAAAAAGTATATGAAATTCATGCACTTTTAGTGCTAAAATTGTCTAAACTACCACGTTTTTATTATTTCTATGACTTTTTCATATTCTCCAGCGTGTAACAATGACGCTTCGGTATGGAAATTTATATCAGTTAATCGATATTCTATAAGTAAACAGGTATATTCATCACCAATTTTGCGATGGTTTTGATGTTTCTTGGCAAGTGATTCCAATTCTTTGCAAGATAGACAGTAGTGATTCTTGCGATTAAGATTCCGCATCTTATTAACATCTTCTTCTTTCAAATCTTCGTATGTCATGGCTTAATCCTCCTCAAATTCTTCTTCATATACAAAAATATGTTTACCACTTCCACAAATCTCGACTTCCCATTTATGTATGTTCGGCCAATATTCGATTAGAATTATGTTTCTATAGCCTTTATATGGCTCTTTCAATGTTGCTGTTCTCATTGCTCATGATTTATGTGATTTGATACTCGTTTCTTTTAGCTTAGCGAAATAATCAATCCGATCTTTGTCTTCATATCGCAATCGCTGGGAACATCTTTCTATGCTGTCTCTCTGTTTTTTACTAAGCATATCTGCATGTTTAGTCCATTCGATTGAACCGGCAGGAAGAAACTCAAACTCAGGGAAAAATTTTGTTTCATATGAAAACCTCACTATTCTAGCATATTCCCTCAAATCGTTTGTTTCTGGGTCTGTGGAATTAGGGGTCTCTATTGATTCACATACAATTACCATACAAGGCTGGTATAGAAACACAATTTTATTTGCTTTCATTGCTTTTAATGCTAAAAATGTGGATCTATATAGTGATTTTGATAATGCAACATAAGCAGAACTCCATCTTTGTAATGCTGCCCTTCTGCTACCCAATATCCATTCCTTCTTTTGGTGAACACTTTTGGTGCTCCTTCCAATTCTGGTAGGACTTCATATTCGCTGGCATAATAGTCTATACATTTGGTTTGATTGAAAGTAACCTCAATCTTGCATGGAGAAATAATTTTAGTAACTGTTGCCGCTCGTTTATCCGAGTAATAGCAGACCGTACAGCCAAGTCCAACTTCGGGTACGAGATTTTTGATTGCGTCCAACTTCGCTTTTTCCTTTTGCTCTTGCCAATCTGAGAATTTTATACCGCCGGGATATTTGCGACTTTCTATTTCGTGTAGAATAGCAAAACTCTCCTTGCTTGTTAATTTCTTTGATATTTCCATTGCTCTGTATTTTATCCGTTATACGTTGATGTTATTTCTTCTGCACGGAGTTATTTTCTTAACTCACCGTTCTTATATATTCTTACGGCTACTATTCTAACCGTATCGGATAGGAAATGCCCGCAGTCATTAGCTAGCTTAACTTGTAATTGAATAGCTTTTGCTAAATTTTTAGTACGCTTTCTTATGGTTTTCTTGAATCCGAAAACATAATCTTCGGTATCGATTTCGAACTGGTAGGTGTCAGAGTGTAGTATCTGATTCAATTCTGCTGTCATTTGTTGTACTCTATTCATTGCTCTTATTGTTTAAGTGGTTATTTTTGATATGTAAAGATACAAATAATATATTGAATACCAATGAGTTATATCTTTTATTTCATGCGCTTAAACTTTGTTTAACTTTTTTGATTTACAGGTATTTAGCAATCAAAATTGACTTGCTTTTCTCCACCTCTGCGCTGGTATCAATTCCGAGTTGTCGATAAAACCCGGCATTGCCTGAAAGACATTCGTGGGCTATCTTCAATGTCCTGCGTTCTTCTTTGGAGAAACCAACTCGAAAAGTAGAGAATATAGCTAATGCTTCTTTCAAATAGCCGGAGTGGAGTAGGGATATAGCTTTACTTGTTTTGGTTTCCATAAGGGTAAATTTCGATGTCTTCAAAATCATCGTCAGTAAAGGCGATTTCTTCTGTGTTTATCATTTCTTCTACTTTCTCATGAGCGGAATCCATGTTTTCTGCTTCTACCTCCACTACCTTCGAGTAGGTTTCGATTATTCTGAATTTGTATTTCATTCTATATTCCCTTTATTTAGTTTTGAATTTTGCAATCCTGCATGATACCCATCAATCCATATCAACAATTCTGTGGGTTTCAGATACCCGCTTATCCTGTGACATGGAATGCCCCCTTCTATTACTCTATCCCCGGTAAATGATTCGTCGTGTATTACGAACGCATAATACCCATAAGAGAATGACGAAGCGGTTAGATGCATTCGATTAGCATGACAGTACTTTTATAATTGTTTTAGGGCTTCTTTCTGTGTCATAATCTGTGATTTAGAAATTATCATTGATTTTCTTTTCTGTCCGTTTAATGAATCGTTTAATCATATCTTCTAACTCATTCCTTAAATTGTCCTTGTCAAGATATGAGCAGAAAGTTTTCGCATTATCCAATGATTGTAAAATATCGATGACAGCATACGATTTTTATCCGTTAGATTTAACAATGATTATTCGTCACTTATTACCCCCCATAATTTTACTGCAAGATCATAATTCTTTTGAGCTTCATTTACTGCTTTTTTGGCATAAGTAAGAGTGTAAGAGTGTTCACGTGGATATTTGCCTGACTTTACACCTTCATGATATTCTTTGGCTTCTTCCAGCTTGTGCGCATAAAAGTCAATACTTTCCGGCATAGATAGGTTGATGGTTGTAGCACGCTTGTCCCAGTATTCGGCTTCTCTTTCATGTTCTGTTGCTTTGTCGCTAAATTCAACGCTTTTACCCATGTTTCTCTAAGCATCCGCTATTGCTTTTCTGTGTCGTCTTTCGCTATGATGTCCTATTTTAATAGGTTCTCCAAGTGAAATAAAATCTCTGTCCTTATTTGACTTTTCGAAATATTCATGACTTTTTTTATTTGCTGATACAGACCATTCACGTCTACGTTCGGCTCTACGTTTTGCCCATTCTTGTACGTTGAATCCGTCAGCCCTTACGATGGAGTAATAATAGAATCCGTCACGCTCAAATATCAGATTAAAAACGATACTTTCATTCTCTTTTCCATACTTGGTTGTAACTAGAATTTCCTCACCTCTTTCGTGCTTTTCTTCGCACTTTGCCAAAAATACGTTTGGCGCAAACTTGTAATATGTGTTCATTGCTCTTATGTATTAAATTGCTAACTTTAATTTTTCTATATCTCGAATAAGCCTATTAGCTCTCTGCCTTTCATTGCTTGCAAAGTCCTCATTACAGATACTTTCATAGAATGCTGCATTTTCTTCTGCCTCTTTTAACGAAATCTCTTTGCGTTCTATCAAAGACTTTATTGCATCAATATCATTGCTATTAATGACTTCTTCTAAAGCTGTCCTTTTTGTTAATTCGATTGTCGCTTTCATTGCTCTTTGTCTTTTAATTGTTAGTAATGTTGTTTGTTTTAGTATTGTAAAGATACTCATTATCAGCGAGTTAACCAAATATTTACAGCGTTATTTTGCTCATAATCAAGAGTTTAACTTTTGGTAACTTGAAATGAAATATGAATGAAATGGAGTATCACGGACAATAGGTTTAATCTATTGGTTTTTATTAAAGTGACCCAGCTTTTGTTTCCACAGTGATATAGCCGGGCCACCGCTCTTGTTGTTTTGGAAGAGCACGTGTATTTGGTGTATCAATCTCCGCAATAACGCCCGCTTTGGTTTCTGTAATACTCTATTATACCTCTTTCCATTGCTGAGTCGAATACAATCGATTCGGGCTTTTGTGCGGGTCCCGACTTTTTCATTAACCGGCGAGCCTCTTTTTCTGCCTTGCGGGCTTCCGCTTTCATCTTAAACCATGCATTCCTCAAACAAGCACTGAACGACTGGCAGAACTCACGGCCGAGAACCGAGATAGAGCGTTTATACATTGACCATGCCATTTTGAAAAGTTGAGATTTGTCGATTTTCGTTTTCATATCTTTGTTTTAGTTTTATGATATAAAGATACAAGTTATATCTTGTATTTACAATAGTTTGAGCAAGATTTATCTTGTATTTAACTTTATTTATACAAGATATAGCTTGCATATACTAATAAAAAAACGACTTTTGTAACAGAAATAACTTTTAGGATATGAGAATAAGAGATATTATTGAGCAAAAAGGTATAACTACAAAAGAGTTAGCCGAAAGAATGGGAATTAGCCAAAGTGCATTGAACCAACATATATCAGGGAATCCTTCAATTAAAGTTCTTACTTCAATTGCTTCTAATTTAGGAGTTGATATATGGGAATTGTTTGTATCACCAGAAGAAGTACGCCCCAATATCGATACTACTGTATTGACGTGTCCTAAATGTGGAGCGAAGTTAAAGGTAATTGAGTCAAAAGATTAAGCTATGAACGAGGAAATAACAAAGCTATTACTTCAATGCGACACGTTGAAAGCCCGTTTGTTGGGGCTGCGCCCATTACCACCGGATGCCCTGCAAAAGATAGAGAATGCGTTTGCCATTGAATACACCTATGAAAGCAACCGGATCGAGGGAAATACGCTCACACTGCAAGAAACGGAGTTAGTAGTGAACGAAGGGGTTACTATCGCCGGAAAGTCAATGCGGGAACACCTTGAAGCGATTAACCACGTTGAAGCGATAGACTACATAAAGGACTTTGCAAAGGGAGGTATGGAAATATCGGAGCGCACAATCAAGGAAATACACGCTATTGTGCTACATGGCATAGACAGAGAGAATGCCGGACGTTATCGGGGCGTGCCTGTTATGATTTCGGGAAGTACACATGTCCCTCCACAGCCGTATTTGATACAGCCACAAATGGAGGCTTTTATGACGAGGTTTACCGGAATGGAGAAGCAAGGCATTCACCCGGTGCTCATTGCGGCTTACCTTCATGATGAGTTGGTACGCATACACCCGTTTATAGACGGGAACGGGCGCACATCTAGGCTTCTGATGAATCTATACTTACTCCGCAACGGTTATACGCTGGTAAATCTCAAAGGCAGCAACGAGGACAAAATAAGCTATTACAAGGCACTGGAAGCTTCTCATACGGAGAACAATCCGGCAGATTTCCAAAAGGTCGTTATACGGGCTGAAATAGAATCTTTAAGCCGGTATCTCTCGATTGTAGGATAGTATTGTCTGGATTTGAATTAAAGATTATGAATGAAGCAATGATTTCATTTGTAACTCGTTTAAGTTTATTTATTACCTAATCACGACCTAAATTTAAAGTATAAGGAGACAAAAAAGGAGGGCGTTTTGCGTCCTCCTCGTTATGGATCCTGCTTTATATTCTTACCACAAAGCAACCTTTCCGCCTATTCCCAAATCAAGGGTGGCCGTTGTAATTCCCAAAGCTTGGAATACTCTACTCATCGTGGAAAGGGTTATAGAACTTTTACCGCTCTCCAACTTACAAATTTGAGAGCGTTTCACGCCTACTTTTTTGCCTAATTCCTCCTGTGTGAGGTTCTGTTTGAGCCTTTCTGCCTTGATAGCCTCTCCAATGTAATAAGCCTGCAAATCATCTTTGAGTTGAGCTTCCATAGCGTCCCTTTCGGGAGTGCCCACCTTTCCCCATACATCATCTATCAATTTGTCTGCTGGTGTGAAATTCATCTTTGCCATATCTGTTACTTTTTATCATTAAAATATTCTTTCCTTATTCTCTCAGCCTTTTCTATCTCCTTTTTAGGGGTTTTCTGCGTCTTTTTCACTATCCCGTGAGTAACCACTACCAAAGCCCCTTTCTTGGTGTCCCAGAAAGCAAACAGACGGTAACAAATTCCGTTGAAAAGCGTCCGTAACTCCCATATATCAGAGTTTTCCAATTTCTTGAAAACGTCCTTTTCTATTAGACCACTCTGCACTCTACGAATATTATACGCTATCTTCTGCTGTGCCTTGAATGGCTGCTGCCTTACAAAACTGTTCGCCTCATCGCTTAGTATTATGGTTATCGTATGCCCGTCCATATCGTTTCTTGTTATATTTACAAAGATAATAATTTGTTTCCAAATTAGCAAACAATCGTATCTGTTTTTATTCTATTTTAGAAAAATTTCTCTCTCGGCTTGCCGTTCGTCTTACTCCACCCGGCATGTAAGCTCGGAGGGGAGATGTTCAGGAAATTGGGATCCGATATATTATAAACATCGGTATCTTTATATTAATGCTTAAAATATTACGTTTCATATCGCCTTAAAATCCAATCGGCCTAAATTGTCATTTATAGACTTAATGATACTTTCCTGTATCAAGGTTCCGCATTGGGTTGTTAGTTGTATAAAGTGATCTGTATCATTATCTGATACAATTCCGTACTTGTTCTTCCAGTTGCAAAAAGAGTTCTCTATATCTCGCAATCCTGCCAACATGATTAATAACTCCCTTGTCTGTCCACTGATGACTGCGTTACGCATGGTATCGACGCTACGATGTTCGATTACTTCTACTGTCTGCTCATCTTGTTTTAATTCGGTTGTTTCCATATAAAAAAAAGTTTATTGTTTAACGATGTTCGGAATAGCGGGAATCCTCCCGGACACGTCCGCTACCGGTGGGATAGCTTACTTTCACAAGCGGCTGCCCCGTCTATAATTTAACAAACATATAAAAGCACCCTATTAGGGTAGGGTAACCCCGGAGCGGATAAACCGCCCCTTTGGATTTATAATAACTTTATGGTTATAGCTGATATTATGCCGAGAGTTTGGTATTGAACAATTCAATGACAAACTTTCTGCCTGATTCGGTCCAATACATGTGTTCTCTTGATTTCTGTACTCCGTTATCCATATAAGGGTAGGGGACATGTTTGGTAAATCCTTTACTGCGGTATTTGGCCGTGAGGAAGTAAACAGAAGATTGTCTGTATTGAACTCCCCATTCACAGAGTAGTTTGTTCAGTTTTATAGCCGATACACCTAAGAATGCCGCTATCATGTTTGTCGTCACAAGTCCTTCACTCGACATGATTTCATCGTAACATTTACCTTTGGGGGCGAGGACCTTTATAGTATCGTCCTTTATTGATATTTCCTCGTCTTTTCTCTCGATGATAATTTGTTTCTGGGCATTTTCAGCTTCGAGCTGCTTTAATCGTTCTTCTCTTTTGGCAAGAGTGGCTTGTGCAATGGTTAGCGCACGTGCCATGATTTCTTCTGGTGTGTCTTCTTGCTTGGTGGAGATGTAGCCGCCTGTGGTACGTACTTCGTGAAGGATTTGTTTGACCCCTTTCTTGAATTGTTTGGCTATTGGCTTGCGGCTTTGCATAAGGACTTCGTATAAACCACCTTCGGTTAGGAACCAAACTTGTTGGTTTCCACCGGGGGTCGGAATAATGTTCCGACCCTTTTCATCATCATCTACAGATGCAACCAATTTGTTAAGGCTTGTTTTGTCGTAATCGATGCATTCTGCAATCTCTCTTGCAAGGAACATGGGATTTTCTGCTGTTCCGTAAACTGTGAATTGGTGTCCAAGCAATTCTGTTTGTTTTAGGACTTGAATTTGGGCTGCCATAAACTTGTAGCATTAAGTTGTATGATAGGCAGCAAAAAGCGGCCGCCATATACGCTGCTACAAGTTAATGGACTTCACCTCGAAAGGCTAATCTTTACTTACGTATAGGAGGCCGCCAATATGTAAAAGTATAGGCATAAAAAAAGCCCAACTTTCTATTGAGCAAATTAACCGCTTGCCCTGCGAGATGATTAAGTTCATCAACTTGTAGCATTACAAAAGTATTGAATTTTACGAGGTAATGCTAATTATTGGGTACAAAATTAGAGCATAGAATCTTGAAAGTGTATGAATTTCATACATAATTCAATATTATTAACCTTTGAGGGCTATTATACGATTTCCTAAGGCAGTGAATCGTAAGGCGAAATTCCGTTTAATGCAAAATTACAATATTCACAAATTCTGAGAGTGAATTAAAAGTTTATAGTCCGAACACAGCCAAATGTTCTGGTGTTTCATTTGGACTTTCTTTTATTGTACCGATTATAAGCTCTACGTCTTCTAATTCTATAAACCCTAAATATTTCCATGTACTGAACTTGTCAGCACTTGCACTTTTTAATTTTGAACAATCCACAAAAGAATCATATTCAAGAAAAGAATATTTTGAACATTTTATAGGCATCTGCCAATCTCTAACAGATTGGGGAACATGCTGATTGATATTGGAATTTATGATTACTCCACCATATATGTTGCCGTAAGAATCAAATCCAAGTACGATAAAGAACTTGTGACGTGAAATATCTCCTTTCTTTGGGATTATGCCATTTTTCTGATTCATTTCAATACGAAAGACATTGCCCACTTTAATTGTGTTTCGGGTAATGTCTTTCATTGAATCTTCATCTAATAAATCAGATAGTTTTGTCATGACAATGCGTCTTCCAATTCTATTTGTTCCTTTATATATTCAAGTGTAGCCTCATCAGCACCTGAAGCCTTAGCCATACTGATAGAAGATATTGCTTTTGATCCTGTCTGATTGTATGCTTCATACCACGCACTGTCATGCGACTTATTTTTTAATTGGCTAAAAGTAAGATGAGCGTTTTCCTCTATCGAAGCGTTTAATGCTTCTATTTCAGATTGGGAAATATAATTCATATTTACTTCCGCCTTTGGCAACAGGACATTTGGAGCATCTTTACCGGCAAACTGGACATTGTCTGAGAAGAGCTTTAGCAAATCGGTGTTCGGAATATCGCCTCCTTTTACAACGTCATATAAATATGTGGGTACAGGTCCATAGTCAAGGGCGTAGAAACTATCCGATGTGATACGTGCTCCCCATTTTTCTAAATGCTTCAATTCTGCAAAATACAAAATCTTGAACAAGTGGTAATAGTCAATACCACCTGTTTTTTGTAACACATATAGTGCTATTTGGATTAATTTTATTTGTTCGTATTTTGTCATTTTGAATGTTTATATGCTGCAAATGTATTTTATAAACGACATATATACAAGCATAAATAGGTGAAAAGTATGTTTTTAACATATTAAACGGATAAATTGGTGAAAGATGTTTCCCCAAAAGTTGTAGCAGAAAAGATGAAAAGAAAGCGATGAAAAATTAATCTCACCGCTTTTTATATGCCTCAAAATAGACGTGTGTAAACAAATGCCAAATTAGAGTTGTATAAACATCAATTCTTTAAATCAAAGGAACTATCCGTATTTTATCGAGCAAGCCACAAACAAGGCCATAGCGCCGAATATGGCACTTGCTACTGCGATGATGGTAGTTATAATCCATTTCCAGTCTATGGGATTGCGTAAGTTAGGATTGGTGGCAAAATAAATTTTTCCATATTTCGTTATGCGGACATCTTCAAGTTCATGCCCCTCGTTCCATAGACCTTTGACAAGACCTAATCTTTCCAGCGAGTCTACGCACGAAATGAATATATGGTGCGGATAAGTGTTTGGGCAGACAATCCCGCTGCTGATTAAACGCAACACTTGCTTCTCCTGTTTTGATAGCTTGATTTGCTTCATGACCGTTTCTCTACAATGACAGCAAAAACTTATACGCTTTAAGATACTTGTTCAATCTCGGTAAGTCTTCCTCTATTATTTGAGGTAAACGGGTTACGTCCAAATTGTCCTCCAAGTCGTGCAGCTTTACTTGTCTTCCAATAGGATTCAATCTACACCGTTTTATGAAATCGTCATAGATCTCATCATCGTTACGAGTGACAGAAAGTATAGCATCCACAATATTATGAGGAAAGCCTTCCATTAGTAAATATTCAGCAGTAACTTCGGTATCTTCTATCGTGTCATGCAATAAAGCTACTATGCGCTCCTCATCTGTTTTGCATCGGTTTGCCACACGGATAGGGTGGAAGATGTAGGCTGCTCCAGCTTTATCGGTTTGTCCGCTATGGGCTTTGACGGCGATTTCCAGAGCTTTTTCTAATAAATAGCATATTGTTGTGTTCATGTATTATAAGATTTTTTGTTGTATCTCTATCATGCGATTAACAAACTTTGTTCTTAATGCTTTCTTAAGAACTTTCTTAATATTATTATCAAGGTATTTATACGCTTCATCAAATATATTATCTGGGATGCCATAAAAGGCCTCACTCAATCCTCCGGTTATACAAGCTATAGTATCACTATCGCCTCCTATTGATATTGCATTACGAATGGAGTCAACAAATCCATCGCTTTCTAAAAAGCATACAATGGCTTTTGGAACAGTATCTTGACATGTTTCGTCGAATTTGCTGTGTTTGCGATAGTATTCTACTGTATGTTCAAGATTGTAACCAAACTCGCTCTCAACGTATGCTTTGATTTCATCTTTAGTTTCACCGGTGCGTAACAAGAATATACAGGACGCTATGGCTTGAGCTCCTTTTATACCTTCGGGGTGGCTGTGTGTCACAATTGCACTTTTCCGAGCTTCTTCAAGTACCTTTTCAAATGAATTGAAATAAAATCCTATCTGGCTTACTCGCATTGCTGAACCATTACCATAACTGTTGTATGGTTGTGGATTCTCGCTTCTCCACCACCTATCAAAGGAAACCCCATAAGAGCCTTTGGGGTTAGGATATTTTTTACACCATTCTAGCAGGGATTCCTTGTATCCTATTTTTCGGTATATTGCATCGGCTATGGCGACAGTACAGATTGTGTCGTCTGTGAACCCGCAATCACTGGTGAATAATTCAAACTCTTTGGTGTGAATATTAGCAAATTCAAAACGTGAGCCTATTATGTCTCCGATTATAGCCCCTATCATAATTGTTATTTTGAATTTAAAGATAACAAAAAGTTACGTGATAATAAAATATTTTCATTTTATATTTCCTCCATCGTGATATAAATATTGCCATAGGTTTTATTGTACGATTTTGCGATTTTGGTTATCTTGAACTTTGAACCCTTATTAAACAAAACTTCTTTTTCATCGGGTATATCAGAAATTGATGATATATCAACCCCGTTCTTCCCCTTTATTTCAAAGATGATTTTGTATTGCGTGCCTTCTGCAAAATCATTAGCAACCAACTTGTCAATGGAAGTAGACATGAATCCTTTTTCTGAAAAGATATTACCTTTATTCAATGATTTGAACTCTTCGAATACAAACCTGTCGGCAACTATACCACGGTAGCTAATCCCAGAATACTTTTCAGATAAAGAAAGGTATTTACTAACATCTGTAATAACACTTAGAGCATCATCGTCAAGTTGTTTCCTTTGTCCTCTAAGATACTGATTTATTCGTGGATAATAAGACCCGGTATATTTGGTAATAGCATGGGAATATATACTTTTATCTTCTTTTATGAATGACGGATTATCTTTCAAAAAATATGGTAAAGTATTACGTTTTTTTGCTGTGCTGATGCGCTCTTGATTATCTAATACCCACTTTTTGAAAGCGTCCGGTACGTCTTTAACTTCGTTCACGCTTGCTGTCGTGGCTTCACTCCGACCGTCCCATTCCCAAAATTCTTCTTCGGTTTTTAGAATGGGGATTTTGTAACAGCGACAATTGCTACCCCAAAAGCATTTTCCGTTCCTGCGGATATACATGATATGGTTGCGTTCCAGTGTCAAATCATAGACAAGACCATCATAATGCTGTATCTCTTTATTAAATACCGAAGACGTGACAGAATAGCATTCACGTATAGAGTAACAATCATAGTTTGACTTTATAATTGGACCATTCGCTTTGTGTGATACTCCTGCTTTATTTATAGAAAAAGAAGGCCTATGTCCTGATTTCAGTATTAGTTCGGATAAGTCTCCTGCCATGCGTTCAGATGTGGTGAAGTATATGATTTCATCTTTATCTGACTTGAATTCATTACCGTGATTCCCTATGAATGATCTGCAAGGACGCTTATAACCGTCGCAAAGGACAAAGGCATCAAGAAAAATCCTTATCTGCCTCTTTGAAGCATTCTTTATAACATACGGGATAAATTTGTTTATACACCGTCCAAAAATCTTCAAATAGTTGCGTATGGTAGTGTTATAAAATACGACCTTTTGTTTTTCAAGATGTGGTTCAAATCCCATACGCTTGATACAATCAACTATTTTATCTCTTGCCGTTTCTCCCTCTTGCTGGGATATTACGACGCCCGAATTGCTCATTGTACTACCGTCAGAAAGCCAATACCCCATAAATTCGCAGAACAAATCAAATTGGATTATCAAATCATCAATTTGGTAAAATTCGACATCGCCTGATTCATACTCGCAACCTCTATAAAATCTGCCTTTACCTTTCGTGTATTCTTTCGCTTGGCAATTCTTAATTTTTCCGTCATTCTTATTCAAATACACCATATTGTGTTCTGGGGTTACGAGACAATCAAGAGAGCGATTGTAGAAATGTATCATTTCTCCATAATATGAGAAACATTGTCTATCGATAAATTCAACCCATTCTATATTACGTGTATTTGGATTTAACGATAATATCAAATCATCATCTAAAACGTCTTTGAATAACTTCCAACCTCTATTCGTCAGAACTTCGCTATCATCTGAATAACAAAGGGGATGCCAACCGGTCCATTGGAAGTCTTTCGGGTACTTCCCAGCTAGTATATCGCAAATGTCTTGGAAAGGCTTTCCGTTGCAAGTATGGTTGTTGCTTAATTTGATTTCATACCCCACCACGAAGTCCATCTGCTGCCAACGAAGGTTTTCAGCTTGGCGGTATGCCATATTGATTTCGGAAGCAGCCAAACGGATAGAACGATACTCACAATCCATTGCCCGTGATGCTTTTCCGAACCTTTCCTTGTAATCTTTTTGTAGTTGCGGGAAATCGAGCAGATATTTGGAGATTTGCTTACTTAATGTAATTGCACTCGTACCTTTTTGAATGGCACATGATATGGCTTCTTCAAGTTCTTGCTTATACAGAGTCGATTGATTCCACAACTTATCTGATATGGTAAATCCTTTATCCTTACGTTGCTGAAATGCTTTCAATGCATCGTTATTGGGCTGGTATAGGATTTCGTATTTCTCTTTTCCTATGGTTGCGCCATAAGTTTGCAATACTTTGTTGGCAAGAAGATCTTGAACTTCGTTGCTGTTTTTCCATTCTTCAGAAGTTCCACTATATATTACAGATCCGATGTCCTCAACGAACCTTTCTTGTAAGTCTCTTATCCGTTTTCTTGTTTGGGGATAATCCGACCACATAAACGGCCTATCACTATCAATGGTAAAATCGGTGATTCCGACTATTTTAGCCGCCTCTAAATTCAAATCCTCGTATATGGATTCCACAAGCATGACGTATTTGGCGAGCCGTTTATTCAGCTCGCCGTACTTGCGTTTCTGATTTGGAGTTTTTGGCTTTGCCATACATGCCGTTTTATAGCTTTAAGATATATTTTAAGCCAGCGGCATAAGCAATATACCCACGCCACCTTTGTCTTGAAAACTGATATTTCCCATAATTATCTAATTAAATTGCTGACTCTCCGAATATATTGTCGACCCTGCTTTGTGAAGTGATAGTCTCCTCTTGCCGTATCTGTTCCAATGTAGCCTGCGCGTCATTGCTATAACCTGCCTGTTGGATAGATTCAAGCTGAGACATGACTGGTTTTCCGCCATTAAGTTTCAATAAGCGATCTGCTGTGGCATCTTCATCTTGTTGTATGAAGGGGGTAATGATATGTTCAATCTCTATATTATCAATTTCGCTTGCCCATGATGTGTTCATGTGCTTCAAAAATTCTTTGATGACACTTGCCTCACGTTCGAAAAGCTCAATCCATGAGCCGCTTTCGTCTCCAACCTTTAAGTGTGCGTCAGTCAAAAGCATTTGTCTGGCATCGTAACCTATGTTACCCAAAGACTTCATGTTGTCAAAAGAAACGTCAGGCATCTGCGATTGCATCCAATAGAGTTTAAGCAGGGTTTCCACGTGATACTTCAATGCTTCGATAGATTGCGACCATGATACGTACGATACGTCTCCATTATATTCCACACGGTAAACTCTACGGCTTTCTCCTTTATCTTCTCCACCTTTTATACCACCGGCTATTTTCAAAATTGGTGCTGAATTATAGGCAATCACGTCGGAGTTACGAGAAAGTGTATATTCCAATTCTTTGCGAATACGAGTTAATCCGTGGTATATAGGTACAGGTCTAAATGCGTATGCACCGGGTATTTTCATTAATCGTATTTGTTCAACAGTTCCGACAGGTTCCCAACCTTTACCATTTTGTTTCCATTTATAATGTTTGTCCGATGTGTATGTCTCAAAATAAGTAATTACTTCGTCCTTTACCCTTTTGGTGTATTCAAAGGACATTGCAAGCATATCGTCAAGTTCGTCGATCAATGGATATAGTTTTACTCCCTCCATTGGCGAGTATGTCTTGCATTTTAGCTTATACTTACTATTAAAACCATATAATGTATTGGTCTTTTCTACTACGTACCAAATTGTGAAAATTTCGCATGAGGCGAAATACGCATTTGCACGTTTAATATTTTCTGTATCGATTCGGGCATACTTGTAAATTGCCTCTATAGCCTTTGCTATCTGTTGGCGGACTTCAAATCCTTCTGTGTTGTGGTAGATACGTTTTACAGGAATGGCAAACATGAACTCAGTCATACGCTTTGTAAGTAGCTTTTCAAGGCCAATGTAAATGCGTGATGCTTCTTCTTTTGTCCCGTCTTTGCGTATTTTATCTTTTCGTGTTATAGTATCTTTGGCTATTTCATGGAATGATGGTTCATACGCTTTAATAAGAAATTCCCATGAAGGAACACAAACGGATTTTCTTTTTAAGTCATTGATAATATTATCAACGGGTCGGGCACTGTTTAATATAGCGGTTATTTCGTCCATAGGCATGTTTCGTATTACTTCATACGATTTTTTTTCAAAAATAGCAAAAGTGTATGAATTTCATATACTTTTAAGACTAAATTTGTTTAATTTACTATATTCGCCTGTTTTAGTGTTTTCCAGCATTCTCCGTTGAGCGGCAAATTTGATACAGATACAGTAATATCGCTGACACTCCTTTCAGGTAGCAAGATTTAAGAAATGAAATATATTTCTTAAACTCTACTGTGAGAGAATCAGCGATATTTACTGCCTTTATTGCTATTTTGAATATACATTAAATCTCACCTTATTCCTACTTCTGAAATTCACTATATCTTCGATCATTCTGATATAATCATCGGAATTTACACATGGAGTGAAAGCACGGGGATTGAGTTTTATTTTCTTTAATACGAGCTCATTGTCAAAGTCTTCACATCGATATAGCTTTATAATAGCTGCTACAAACTCCCTTCTCCTGTATATTGGTGAACTCTGGTTTTCACAAAAGGGTTTATAAGCCATTACCATATCTGCTAGTTTGCATGAGGTTTCAAAATCTTTTATAACAAAAAGACCTCTTCGTATGGCACTATGGTTTAGGTGTCTCTTTTTATCATAATCACAAGTCAAAGACATTCGCAAGAAAAATTCGCATATAGAGATTGGGAAATCTGGATACCTTTTTTGAAACTCCATTATCTTCACATACTCTTTTTTACCTTCATCTGCATAGGATTTAACAAAGTCTTTTTTTGCCAATTCCGAGCTTCCATATTATACATACGCACCTGCTCAACGCCGTATCCTTCTACTATGATGTATCTTATAGGTTTATGTAGTTCCTTTGATGCAAGAAAACGGTTTTGCCCATCTATTATTTCAAATTTTTCATTCACAATAATAACTGTAAATAGGAATTGCTCATTCATTTGAGTTGCAATCTTCTTGTAATGGTCAATTTCCCTATTCCCTTTTTCCATGATATGAAACTTATCGTAGTCGTATGTTTCATAAACAGATGCTATTTGTTTGTCCATTGTATGATAATTTAATTTGTAAATAAACTTTTTATGATAATAAGATTAGAAATCGCAAGCGTGAGTATATTGCTTTTTCAGGCTTTCTAAGGCTTTTTCTGTAACAAGGTATGCGTAATGCTGCTTATGCGCTTGATAGAGCGTGTCTCTTTGAGAACAACAGGCTTATTGAAGATGATTTCATACCTGTTACCACAGTTCGTTATCCGAAAATCAACACTACGCTTGTATCTGTCCAATTCTGTTTCTTTGTATTCACCTTTGGGGACAAAATTAGGATTGGACACCAAGTAGCCTTCTGCTACCAATATACCATTTGAGTTATATACTTTCATAATCGTGTTTTCATGACATTATCAGTAATTTTGCTACCTGTACTATCAAATACTTCTATAGTTGGTCTACCTCCGTTATCAATAGGAGAAATAGCCTCTGATGTTTCATATAAAGTTTCTCCGTCTGTAACCATTATCTGCTTGTCATCTTCAAAACAAAGTACATCTTCACCTCCCCATGATTTTATTATTTCTAACGCTTCTTTATAACTTTCTGCTTCGATAGAAAACTGAGTACGCTCCCAACATGTTACTTTGCGGTCCTGATAAAAATCAAATGTTTTCATTGCTCTTATGTAATATATCTTATTTTATTTCACTTATTGTAAGTTCTGGATATTCTGCGCCTCTTGCATTTTCCAAAAAAATCATTGTGTTGCAAAAATCAACTGCTTCTTCGTATGTTTCAAACTTAAATGTTACACTTGAACCTTTCTTTGATACTTGGTATTTCATCGTTCTTGTCTTTTAATTGTTAGTAATGTTGTTTGTTTTAGTATTGTAAAGATACTCATTATCAGTGAGTTAACCAAATATTTACAACGTTATTTTGCTCATAATTAATAGTTTAACTTTTGGTAACTTTGCAGTTCCCATTTATATCCTGCTTCGTCCCATTATAAAATCTCATCATGTTTATTCTTGTATTAATTTTTTGCTTAATATTTTTCTTTTTGAGTTGTTCACCCCACTGATAGGCTTCCTCAATGACACTCTTGCAATGTTTCTTCTCCCAATTCTCGCAGAAAGGATATGACTTGTATATACTCTCAATCATGTTTCAAATAATTTTTTATAACTCATATTTTACTCCTAATTTTCATCAAATATGCTTTCGATTTTTTCGTTCACCCTGTCACATGTATCTCCAAAGGAAATGGCAAAAGATTCGTCGCCTACACGGTCTATGATGGATCGCAGGTCACGGGCAATGTGGTTGAACGCTCTCAGTTCTTCCAGCATAGGAAGGGTAACAGTTCCGTCATATTTTTTCAGTAGTGAAAGTAAATCGACGGCGGAGGATTCTGCAATGTCCGCCAACACTGGGATTTTTCTCAGGAGGCGATTACATTTATCTTTGTCCTCTTTGCTCATGGTGTCGGTGATTGTTTTTGCCGTGACTTGCTCACGGGTTTGTAGTAGCCGGTCGTATTGCCTTCGTAAGTTGTCAAACAGAGCGAAGTCACCCCTTCTCAGAGCCTTCTCCATCTTCCGGCTGTACTCCTCTTTCAATATTTCAATGTCCATGATTTACTTGTCTTACACAATTATTTCAATATCAACTCTCTTGGTTCTTTATCCTCCCATTTTACTTCTGGGAATAAACTGTCACTTAATACAACAACAGTAGTATTTTTGTCTCTAAATCCCCATGTACACTCACGTTTAAATGGTTTAGTTGAGTACATAAACAATTTTCCACTTTCGTCCCTTGCTATCCACATAGCTTGCTTCTCCTTAATAATTTTATCATTTATAATAAACTGACCTCTAATTTCTGTTGGCAAAATATTTGTGATATTCGCTCTATGTTCTTCACCATGCATAGATTTGAGCAACGGGTGTATTTCTTTTGGCATAGGAGCGGGACAATCTTTGCAATGTACTACCATTACAAAATGTTGTTTTTGTCCATTCTCGTCCTTACTACCACAGCATTCACAATGAATAGGATAATAGAAATAAGTCCTTTCTAATGGTGCTTCTTTGCCACAGATTTCACATTTACCAAATTCAATTTCTCCCATGATTATTCCAAAGTTTAACTAATTGTTTTTCTGTATATGGTTCTTTTATACCCATATTTGCATTCACATACCATATTCCTATGGAATCAACAAGTATGAACTCATTTATCTTTATCTGGTATATCTCACTATCGGGGTGTGCTTCTTTTACAGCAATTAAGGTATCTCCATTTGTATAGCAGCTTGTTAGTATAAGCAATACCAATAAAAGCAATAGGAATTTCTTCATATTTACTCCTCCCACTCGATTTTAACGGTATCAACATAGTCAAATCCTACTACGGAAGATTTTTTTGCTTCCTCTTTGGTCGGGTAAATACTTGCCATGCAAGGGATTTTCTTTCCTACATTATATGATTTATATACATTCACCCACCCCTCTTTCTTCTGGGGGAGCATCATGAGGTCGTATTTATCAATCTGGTCGACAAAAAATCTACCATTTTCAAGATATTGCAAAACAGTTTCTTTATTACAATCGTATATTAAAGCAACAATTGGTTTATTACATTTTGCGTCAAAGCAAATAATCCTTGCCTTTCTACCATCACGAGTACATACTGGCTTGCCAGCTTTGGCTGCTTCGAGGTCAAAGGGTTTAAAATTCAATTTCTTTTCTTCCATATCTTCTTTGTTTTGTTTGATTTCAATTCTTAATATACAGTTTGCATAATAACACATTCGTGTTTTATAGTCACGAATAGAATTAGGCTGTTTCTCGCCAGATAATGTTTGCATTAAATGGCCATTGCTCATATACGGCTCTCCGACCTTTTCAAGTTTCTTGAAGATTACAGATTTACTGTTACTTCTTCTTACTTTGCTACATTTCCCAAATACTTCATCTGCTATGTCGCTTTTAGTACCGCTTCCACATTCAGTGGTACGAAGTGAACATTTACCACAACTATCACATTCTACACACTGATACCATTCTCCGTTGTACTCAAATATTTCTCCTACTTTTCTTTCCATAATCATACGCTTAATTATTCAAATTCCATTATCTCCTTATCCCATAGTTGGGCCACGAAATGTTCTAACTGGCAGCCTTTGGATTTTTCCCAACCGGGGCAAAGGCATACCTCATCGCATTCCATAAGAGCCTTTATATCGTTTCCCAGAAGTTCATGATAGGGTTTGTCCAAATCGGGGTTTACATCGAAGTCTATCGGTGTGACGACACGGTATCCTTTCATTTCGAGGACTCCCGAAACGTATAGTATTTCACTTTCCACTTCATCGAAGTCCCTGCCGGTAATGGGTAGGGAGATGTAGATTTTCTTTTTATTCATTTTCAATGATTGCTTTATAATATTATCTGTTATCTCCATTTCCGCCAATCACACCCCTTTGTTTCCGGGAAGCTAATTTGGCATAGTTCATTTCTCCGATTTTTTCAAGCGTATATCCTAAGTCATGTGAGAGGGTAGCGATATACCAAAGCACATCGCCGAGTTCCTTTGCCAATTCGCATTTTATGCTTTCTGAGAAATCTCCGTTGTGGTCTCGTAGTACCTTTTTTACTTTATCCGATACTTCGCCGGCTTCTCCAGTCAGTCCGAGTGTCGGGTAAATTATGTTATATTCTCTCCGGTATTGAGCTGTTTCAAGTGCCTTTTTCTGATATTCATTCAGTGTCATTTTTATTCTCCTTTTTACTCATAATACAACAATGTTAACTAAACTATTAAAAGAGTTAATTTGATATTTGATAACTAAATATCGAAGTCGATTTGCATCGAACTTGATTCGGAACATTAACACCTCCGATCCGGCGAACTGTCATTCGCCATCATCTTGTCCATTCTCGTGTGAGAAAGACATTAAGCCCAATGTCCTGTAACTTTGGGCTTTTTTTAGTTGCACTTGACAGGGTGAAACTTATAGCTTGTCGATACAGGTCGGCAGGCAAAACGGAAAGGAGGTGTTAATGTGAAAGATCAAGTTCAAAATGAAAGTGGGAAAATCCGCATATTCTGCCGTTATATCATCAAGAACGGTAAAAAGATTTACCCTAAAAGGTCTAAATACTTTCCGTTCTTGGTGAGCGATAAGAAAAGTGCGTGATTTCTCTTTCTATGGGAATGTACAGGCATTCCCTTTCATTTCGTTTCTATATTTGTTTTTATATATCCGTTTTCGATTAGCCAGCATAGCATCTCGTAGGCTGCATCAATTAATGAATCGTCAGTAAAATGCTTTAAAGAATCATTAATATCCTCAACATTGCGATATGCTATGGTATCTCTTTCAATCAACCACATAAATCCTATTTGTTGAGATGGGAATGGACTCAAATAGTGTGGCAACTTGTCAAGAATATCCTGTAAGGAGTAAGCCGGGTATTCATGGTTCATGTTTGGCTGGCTTATAAAAAAACAAGGTTCTTCTTCAAGTTCCTCTGTTCCGTTGATAATAGCATTAGCAGTGGGTAAAAACTGATAGTGCATACTTGCATCACTCGTATCCAAACCAAGTTCCTGTAAGCGCTTCATTTGTTTGATTGACAATACTTGTTTTCCTTTCATAATCATATTTCATTTTAAATCGAATATCTTGCTTGAATCCCTAATAGAATCAATAGACATCTTGGCACTCATTTGCCCCATAAATTCAGCAAAATCCATCGCCCGATCCCAACTAGACCATCTATGAGTAATCTCTACTAGTTCAAAAGCATTTAGTAATACCAATTTTTCGTTTTTCTCTTTCAGATCATTTACCGCATTTCTTACTCTGTGATAAAATTTGTCATTATATCTTTTTGCGTTATATGGTTCCGCACCTTCTCTTGGTTCAATACTACGATATTTAACCGAAAACGAAGGAAGTTTATCTTCGCACATTGCATTATATACATCACTCTCTACCGGGCCATATGGCATAGCATAGAAATTATCGAATATGTCTAAAAGGTCATCGCCTCCTTCTTCCTTAGGAGCAGCAGCCAAAAACAGCAGTTTCATGGCTGTAAGTTTAGGAAACGGCTTGCCCTTAATCGTTTCATGATTATCCCGCCACTCCTCAAAAAGTTGTAGCATATAATCAAATGCCTCTATTTTATCTACTTCCATAATTTCACTTTACCAGTTCGAAATCATACACAAATACATAGGGGTTTCTCTCCCATGTGCCTTTACCGCTTACTTTATCAATTAGAATTTCGTAGGCATCTTGCGGTGTACAATAAGGTTGTGTATCATTTGGAACATAGTATGCGTCCATAAAATGAGTATCTGCACTACCACATTGCCCCTTTATTATTCCCTCTTTCAAACAATCTTCATCTGAAATATCTTGTAACCGTTCAACACGTACATTGGTTATGCGTATTTGGTGAATCATCATATCAGGAGCAACAAACATCTTATTGTAGAAGCCGGGATGCTCTATTAGCAACATGTATTCAGAAGCCTTTTCTACATTCTGTTCATAATGCTCCACACAAGTCGCATTATCTAAATCATTCAATTCATCTGCAATGGAACAATAACTTTGTGCTATAGTAACCACTTCTCCGGCTTTGTATAGAGCATACCTGCTATTTCGAACGTCAATAAAATCGCCCATACTGTTTTCATACACCAATGTGTCGTCTCTTTTATCCCATGTTAGGGAGAAGAAATCTTTCGGAATTATCCGCCTTGTCTGTGTTTTTCTACATTCAAATACTGCTTGTGTGAGTCTGTATTTATCATTGAACATTATTTTCTTCATATTTCAATCTCCATTAATTAGATAAACTTCTGTAACCTCGTCGTCTCCATATATCTTACCCATAGAATAGACTTCTAAATTATTAAAGAAATCGCCACTATCTGAAAGATAAAACACTTCGGCTGACTTATCTGGAACTTTCATAAGTTCGTCAATCAATTCTTGTACTGTCATACGCTTTTCTTTTTAAGTCTTTCAACCTCTATTCCTCCTTTATAATTTCTTTCATGAAACAAATCCAGTGTGTATTAGAACGTTTGCCGGATATATGCCCGAATATTGGTCTTTCAGGTGTGAGCTTCAAAATTTCAGAAACCTTGATATCTGTTTCGTTCCATTTGAAAATTAAAAATCCTCCGGGTTTCAGGACTCTAAAACATTCTTTAAATCCCTTTGTCAGCATATCACGCCAATCTGAATACAGAGCTCCGTATTTAATTTGTTGGTAGCCTGTTGGCGATGCTTTTTCGTTCAAACTTCCGTACATATCTGCCATCTTTGACTTTCCAGCATTCCTTAATAAGTGAGGCGGATCGAAAACTACCATCGAAAAAGATTTATCCTCATAGGGCATATTTGTAAAGTCGGCTTGTATGTCGGGATTTACTTCAAATGATCTACCATCGCATAAATGAGTAGAGACCTTTCGAATGTCTTGAAAAAGAACTCTTTCGTCATGTTTGTCGAAGTAGAACATCTTTCCCCCACAACAGGCATCTAATATCGTTTTTCTCATTGCTCTCCTACTTTCTTCAATTCTGCTATGAGCGCATCGGCAGCATGTACAGATACTTTCTCCAAATGCTCATTTTGGAAAATGTCATAAATTGAAGCGAACACTTCCTTTGCTATCTCGTACCTACGTTGCTCCCAATCAATATTTTTTTCAAATTCAAGTGCAAATGAAGGTATTATCCTATTATCTGTCGTATGATATGCAGGGCTCGAAATATGAACAGTACCTTTTTGTTTAACCTCCACTATTTCTCCTGTTTCTTTAATTTTTGCTTTCATTGTTTGCCTCCTTTCATAAGTTCGGTTTCTCCCATATCCGTGTACTTTTTACTCTTATTTCCATTAACTCTAATAATGCCTTTCTCAAATCTCTATCCATGCCTACGCCGGAAACATTTTCGAAATAACAGTGCCATACTTTCTTATGGCTGTCGAAAATGATTAACAGGTCGTGTAACCCGATCGCAGGCTTATGAGACAGTATCTCCGATACGATGTCTTCTAGGGGTTCTGTTGGTGATTCTTTTTTCATAACTTATTGTTGAAATAGTCTTACCCGTAGCCTAATTACTGTATGATCTACATCTAACAACCCTATCCTCATAAGTCACTGAGATTAAAAGTTTTTATTTCCTCCTCGGTGAACCAATATTTGACTTTGAGAGGCCTTATGCTGTAAAGCATTTCGTCGTAGCTATTCCTATTGTATATCTCGTCTAATCGGCTATATAGTTGCTTAGCTCTGTCTATGTCTTCATAGATAACTCGCTGAACTTCTTCATGGGAACAGTTGATAATATGCTTCAAGAAAACATATACTCGGTCATTCCTTATGTCAAGATAAATAAATATTACAAGCGTAATAAAAAGAATGGCTAATCCCGCTATCAATGTTATTTCCATGTCATTTCTCCTTTCTTAATTTTGCTTCAAATCATTCATTTCATATCCCATGTTAAACAGCCATTTGAGCTCTTCCCATTCCTCGAAGGTGAGGCTGGTGGTTCTGATTCGTTCCCATTCCCGTTTCTTTTCTTCCTGCCTTTTCTTGTCCTCATAGAACCGCAATAGTTTCTCTCTGTCGGCTCTGAACTCTCGAAGAGACCTTGTTATCACCATAGGGTCGAAAACTCCGTAGAACGTCCCGTAAAGACCTTGCTTGAACCGCTGGAAGAATACCATGAACTCGGTGAGCTTGAAATCACCATAGCCGGAGATGATGATACGGGCTATCTCCTCGTATTCCTTTTCCGTCATTCCGTCCTTGCGGACTCCCGAAAATTCGGCGAGGTCGAGAAGCTGTATTTCCAGCCACGACTCGGCGATGTGGCCACCGAACGTCCTCGACACACGGGCTATGCTCGGAGCCTTTCCGATAAAGCAGCGTTCGAGGCTCTGGCAATAGCGGCCTTGATTGTCGGGGCTAAAAAGGCAGAGCAGATTCTCCCCCGTCTTGTAGGTTGCCAGTATCTCCCGTTGCCAGCTTGGTGGCGATGGCTTTTGCAAACTCTTCAACTCGCTCCTGTTTGGTCTTTCCGGTAGCAGCTCTTCTATTTTTTTCATACTTTTCCTCGTTGTTTGCCCATGTGGCGAGCCGCTTGGAGAGCTCCCATGTGGGCTGTTTCTCAAATCTCATTTTCGTTTGGGAGGCGTTCATCTCCGACCAATAGTCGAAAAATGCCCGAAGCATTTCTTTCCCGTACTTGTCGGCATAAGGGATAAGGGAGTGATAAAAGGCTTCTTTCCTTTCGTGCGTGGCGGCGGACGCCGCTTTTTTCTTTATACTCTCGTTAGAGAGTATTTCTTTTTTTTCTTTTTCTTTTATTTTCTTTTGTGGTATTTTCTCAGAGTTTATTGGCATTTCTTCGGAAGAAATAGTCATTTCCTCGGAGGAAATATGTTTTTCCTCGGAAGAAATAAGGGAATATTCGACGAAATCGCATTTCCGATTGATCTGTTTGCAAATGTCCCTGTATCGTTCCTGTATTCCTTTCGATGACAACACATGTTCCATTTCAAATAATTCTTTGGAAAATAACCCCAGTGCCAGACAGCTCTTAATCACTTCTGATATATATGCCTCTTCAAACCCAGTCTGTTCCGAAATAATGAAGGGCAACTCTTCGTCCCACATCATGTAGTACCCACCCTTGTAGATAAGACATAGCAGGAGAGCATATACCGTCATAGCTTTACCGCCTTGATACTTGATTAACTTTCGTATTCTTATATCTTGAAATGTGTCTATGTCAAAAGGAAAATAGTCCAATCCCATTTTTCTATTTCGTCCCATATATACTTAGTTCCTATTTTCTTTTTATAAACTCATGAATTTTACTCATAATATGACAATTCCCACTGACGTGAAACGGTTGGGAAACTGTAAGATTGTGCTCATAATTGTTCTTATTTATTACATGGTAAATTTAATATATTATTTACTTTTTGACAAATATAAATATCTGTAAATCAAATGATTAAACATTTTTTAATTTGTAATTTCAGTAATTGAAAATGCCCACCCGTTCAGGGTCTTGTGCTTGTCAATCTCACCGGTTTTGCATAGCTCGTTTATCTCAGATTTGAGTGACCGGATAACCACCGACTGTATTTCGGTAAAGCTCGCTATGGAGGGCTCCTTGTTATTCTTTTTCTTTTCCTCGATAATGGAAGATATAACTTGCTTGGCTATAATCATGGCTATTTTTGTTTTAACAATTCTGGGTTATGAGAATACAGCCGGCAGGTACTTGTGCCGGTAAACGTTTTTCAGATAGGTTATCATTTGGTCGTAGCTCTTGATAAAGCCCTCGTTGATAAGATCGGCGACTTTTCTTTCCAGCTCGTACAATTCCCGCTGTTTCTTTTCTTCGCCGTATTGGTTGCGGATATTCCTTTCATGCTCGTTGAACACAATCCAGTTCAACGCTTCGCCTACTTTCTGCATGGCTTGGGGCATGAAGTCTTTCCGAACGATCTTTGAAACGGCCGAGCCTAGTTTGTTGTAGGCATCGCCGGCTTCGTTGCGGTACTTTATCATTTCGTCATAGACGAATTTCAACACCTTAACCTTAAACGACGGGTTAATCCACATTGCAAAATCGATGAACAGTAAGGGCGACATCCAAACAGCCCCTGCCTCTTTGCTCCCGTCTTTGTTGGTTCTCGATTTATTTATTATAAGTATTTGATTTATAGGTTTTTCGGAATTCCGAATTTGATCGTCGTCATTTATAAGAGCTTTTATAAACTCTTTTGTCTTACTGTTTTCGAGATAGTGGTTAACATTTTTCTTGTGGTTGTTGCCTTCGTTCCACTGTTTCAACAATTCGGATGCACAGAAAAATCCGTCTTTGGTACGTTGGGTCACATCTATGTTACCCATTCGCCTTTTCATCAGTTAGTTCGTTTTCATAGCGTATTTTTATTTATTGATTTTTGATTGGATAAATTGCAAATACGAAATCCGTGTAGATTTTCGTTTTCTATGCACCAGCATAACATCTCGTAGGCGGCATCGATAATATCTTCATGTTCGGCAGTGACATAAATGTCTTTATAACAAACCTGTACAAGTAAATCGAATGTGCATTTTATCATTAAAGGGCTTGCATACTCATCAATCATTTGTCTGGGCAACAAATCCAAAATATCCTGCAAAGTGAATGTGGGTGCGGTTTCTGCCTCCATATTGTCAAATTTGTTTGGGACAATACCAAAAGCTAAACTCCAACAATTTTCCACCTCTTTCCCGTCAATTTTGGTAACTTTAACCCAACATGCACTTGCACAGTTTGTATTTAATCCAAGTTCTTGCAAGTGCTTCATCTGCTTTATTGATAATACTTGTGTACTCATAATACTGATTTACATTCCACAATAAGGTTTGTTTATTTTAGATTCAACGACTTTGTATTTAATGGGCAATCCGGAGCAGGTGATAGCGAGCAGGGCAGAGTCCCTTTCTTCTTGGTTGCTGCGGGGGCTGTTAAACTCTATCCCGCTCATCTGGCACAACCGCTTCAATTCTTCATGGGTGATCTTGCCGTCTTTCCCTTGCCAGCACTTGCGCAATGGGGATTGCTCCATGACTTGTATTCCGTAATGCCTCAGCATTTCGACTATCTTGCGACCGGTCTCTTGGTTACGACCTACATGCTCGCCTTTCTTGGCTGCGCTCGCCCGTGTGTCTTTCGGTGACAAATGCCAGTTGGATTTGTTTTTCCAACCTGCCTCGACATATACCGCCACTCGTTCATCGTTTTTATTGCAGTGCTCATGAAGTTTTTTTATGCCCTCTACCAACAAGGGGAATGGGCAAACACTCATCTCCATTTTCATTTTCCTTGTGTCCAATACGGAGTAGCCGCTACGCTCCACGTCGGGGTCTATCCCTATCAATACATCGTATTTGAGTTTTCTGTTGTATGTGGCCTGTTCTTCCATTATATTTTGTCTTTTTATCAGAAAAGTTTCTTTTGTATAGATTCGCATGATTTGTCCGTGAACAGTTTTCGGAATATGTGGAAAAGGACATCTACGACGATACTGTTACCTGCCATCACATATTGCCGGCTGTCGCTTATTCCCGCATTTTGAATCTTGTTTATATCCGATTCGCTGACACCCATTAACCGGAAACATTCTCTCGGTGTCAGCCTTCTTATCTTTTCCAGACACAGAAAGTTATTTTCCTGCCACGAGTTGCTTGTTATCGCAGGGCATATCGTGTATGTCCCTCCTTTGTTAAATCCTCTGCTGCGTTGTATTATCTCGGGTTCCGAATATTCCCCCACGATTATCGAATTGTCGGTCGGATTTAATGCTCCGTTAGCTCTCAGACAATTGGCTGTGCCATCACCTGTTTTAGGTAACCATAAAAAGCCCGTTCCTTTTTTTACGTGAGCGATGTTGTGTCTTATGAAACCTTTTATCATCTTCTCGCTCAAAAAATACTTTTCGTCCACGTCGCATTCGAGAATGTCCCTCAATCTCTTTTCAATGGGTAAGGGTTCCGGAAAATAATACGATTCCGAGTCTCGTATCGAAATCATGAATACTCTTTCCCTGTTATGGGGAATGCCGTAGTCTTTCGCATTCAGAACCTTCGTATGGTTCGTGTACCCTAATTGGGAAAGGTATTGTTCCCATGCCGATAAAAAACACTTGTATTTCCTTCCGGTAAGGGACTTTACATTTTCCATAAGCAGGTATTTCGGCTTTTTTGAATCTATCGCTTTCTCGCATTCCCATAACAGGCTGCTGCGTGTCCCGCTGCCTTTCTCCAATCCCGCCTGCTTTCCGGCCGTTGAAATGTCCGTGCAGGGGAAAGAATATGTGAACAGGTCGAAGTCGGGAACTTTTGCCCAATCTATATGGCATATATCCCCGAAATTCCTGTCTCGGTATTGAGGATATACGGCATTATGGGCTTGTATGGCGTACTTATCGATTTCCGACCAGCCGACCAGATCGTAATCGACTCCGAGCCGGTCGAGTGCCATGCACTGGCTGTCATATCCGCTGAATGCTGTAAAGACTTTTAATTGCATATCTTTCTCTTTTTGTTCGGCAGGCGGGACTCGAACCCGCAACTGTATATTCGCTCCTTATACTCGACTTATACCGCTCTCCCGTTTGAACCACTGCCGATACCACCTAAAACACTTATGGCTAATTTCTCCCCGCAGTTCCTTTCTCCGTATGGTGCTCGACCACGTACCCGGATCGGCTTGCGGGGAATGTCTCACATTATGCTCCTATATCAGGTCTATGATTTTGGTTTTCACAATTCCGTCCAACCTCATGTCTTTAAGGCCTTGTCTCATGTGTTCTTGCATGAGGCGGTTGGCTTCGGTGATGTCTTTGGCGCAAACGAGGTTGTAGTACTTCGTTTCCTTTTCATTGCCGTTGTCATCGATGAATATGTCTATCAACGTGGCTTTGTAGAAGGGCTTGCCTTCTTCCTTTTCATTGACTATCTCGACGACATTAGAGCGGGTGATAGAGATTACATCGCAACCTACGTATTGTTCAAGTCCTTTGGCTTCGGCCTCGGCAAATAATCCTACATCGGTGATGAAGTGTTCGACGACTTCTTTCATCTCTCCTTTGCTGTTCTCTTTTTCTACTTTCAGTTTGATTTCGTAAAACATCGCTTTTATTTT